TACAAATCTAAGTTCCATAGGGTTGCAGGTCATTGATATCAAGGAAACGTCCCCTTCAATCGAAAGAATAGCCAAAAACTTTGATGGCCGTAATGGTTCATTGGATTATGGTGGCCGTCATGTTAGCAAAAAGTTGATGGTTTCAGCAATGTACGGTGCTATCGGCATGAGTGAAGATGACAAAAAAGAAAATTCGATTAATTCTCTAACATCTCAAATTGAACCCTTTTACATTACTAAGTTTTTCAATGATGGATCGATGTATAATTTTGAACGGCCTGGCGAAGTAACTGGCGACTTAAAATTTGCCAATGGTAATGAAGATTACAAACGCTACAAAGTTTATCGTAGCGATACTAACAGTCCTGAATTTAAAGGGAAAATTGGAAACAAATTGATTTCAACCATTGATTTAGAATTCACAACTGTTGGGTTGCCTTATGGTGAAAGCAAGCCGCACTCACAAACGGTAGCAAGCGGTCAATCAATAGTTTATAATGGAGATGTAGCTTGTTCACAGTTAGAACAAAGTTTCTATTTTATCGTGACGGCTAAGGAGGCATCTGCTAATGGTTTTACGTTGACAGTTGATAACCAATCATTGATCGTTACTAGCCCAGTAGTTGCCGGAGATGTTTATACGTTGTCTGGCATGAATAATACACGTGGCAACCAGAACATTAATAATAAAACTAATGCTGGATATTTTGTTTTACGTCCAAATGCAGCTAACAAGATAACGTGTTCGATTAGTGCAGATATTCAGATCAATAATTTGTGTGATTTATATATTTAGGAACGTGAGGTGAGAATTATTGATTAAATTTTACGATCCGTCTGGAGCATCACATTTCGGCCAAGCTTCAATTTCAAGAACTACCAGTGTAAATGGCGGATTGTCATTGACTGGTGAAGTGTTTGATGGCGATGACGTATTGAACGGTTTAGACTATGGCTGGTGGCTAAACTTCGATAATGAAAAGTACGTTATTACGTACAAAAAATTAAATGATGATACTAACACAATCGTCTTCGATGCGGTGCAACAATTCTTTTGGGATTTTGCCAAAGTAGCATTACATTCACAATATACTGGTAGCCACGAATATGTGTTCTATTTAAACCAGCTTTTTAATGGATCTGGTTATACCTACAAAAATGATGCTACTGTGCCAGCATTTGAAAAAGAAAATTGGGGCTACAAAAACAAATTAAGCCTATTCAATGACATTATGGATCAAGCTGATGTTGAATTTGAAGTGCACAACGAAACGGTTCACATTGCTAAGCAAATCGGTAGTGACCTAACCAGTTTCGTTCGCAAAGGAATTAACCTTAGCGATCTCACGGAAGAAATGAAAATATCCGATTTTGCGACTTATGCTAGGGGCTACGGTGCTTTCGAAGATCCGCAAGATCCAAGCAAAGGCAGATTAGAAGTTGAATATCGCAGTGAATTAGCCAATAAATTTGGCGATTTAGAAATGGATCCGATTGTTGATGAACGGTACACGATCGCCAATAACCTGATTGCCGAATTAAAAAAGAAAATTGATGCGACTTATACCGTGTCAATGACAATGAACATCTATGATTTAGAAAGCGCTGGTTATCCGAATTACGAATCACCTAAAGTTGGTGATTGGATTCTAGCGATTGATGAAGCATTAAATTTCAAACGTAAGATTCGTATTATTAAGCTCGAAGAACAGTTTGATGTGACCGGTAAACGTATCGGATATACGGCCACTTGTGGTGATTTAAGTATTGTGGATCAATACATGAATCTACAAGGCAGTTTGGATAGCAAGGTACAACGCATTCAAGAAAGCATCGATAGTGTAGCCGCGAGTGCTAATGGCAAAAACACAAACTATTATGGTGCAAAAGAACCAGTGAGTGCCAATGAAGGTGATTTATGGTTCGATCAAAGTAACAGTGATCCAGACAAGTGGTCTATCAAACAATGGCTGAACGGGCGTTGGGAACAGATTACGTTAAACCCTGGCGAGGTAGACGCCAAAGTTGATGTAGCTAAAAAAGAAGCTGAAGAAGCTAAGAAGCAGGCTAACGAATCAGTAGCCGCTGCCAATGACGCAGTAGCCAAAGCGGGATTTGCAAACGACACGGCGACACAAGCTAAATCAGATGCGGCCGCAGCTGGTCAACAGGCTAAAGACGCTTTAACCGGCGCCAAAAAAGCTTTAACGGACTCAGCTACTGCAATTAAAGACGCAGCGGACTCTTTGACGTCAGCTAAAGATGCTATTAACAAGGTCGGTAACTTAACGACCAGTGTCACGAGTCAATTCACGACGGTTGATAATGAGCTTAAGTCAAAGGTTAACCAGACGGATTACGATAAGTTAAAAGGCACTGTCACCAGCCAGCAGACTGATATTTCTCAAAATGCCAATAGTATTAAGTTAAAGGCTGATAAGTCCTATGCGGATACTATTAATAATAGTGTTGTTAAAAACACATCAAGCGTCGGGTTGCTTAATGACCAGATTGCGTTAACCGTCTCCAAAACTGAGCTTAATAACACGTTATCGAGCTATGCCACACAAACATGGGCACAGTCGCAGATTAAGACGACTGCTGATTCGATAAATCTGAGTGTGTCAAAGGTGCAGAGCAATCTGGACAATCTATCAATCGGTGCGCATAACTATCTAGCTGACACAGGCTCCCCGTGGCAAACGAAAGGTTATGGCGTCGCTAATCAGGTTAGCCTCAACAAATGGTTGTTCACATTTGGAACAATCAATCAAGCGCCTTTCAAAGACGGCGAGTATGTCACCGTGTCTTTTGACTATACAAGCGTTGGCACGGGGGCATACGGGACCATATCGCCTAAATTTAACGATACTCCGTGGGGACAATTCGGCGACACGGAGGCTATGAAGGACAACGGGCACGTTGTGCGTACTGTTCAATGGCAGTCAGTTTGGACTACAAGTGGTGCGGCGACAGGGATTCAAATTCGTATGGATAACGTCGCTACTACAAGAACAGTTACCGTATATAACATGCAGTTTGAACGTGGGAACAAAGATACCGACTGGGAACAAGCGCCGGAAGACATGGCAACCGTTGACTGGACTAAAAGCCAATTAGATATCACGGATAAAAAAATCACAGCCGGAATCACAACAGTAACCAACACGTTAAATAATAATATCGCTAGCGCTACTGCAGGAATGGCTACGACTACCTGGACTAATAGTCAAATAACTGCTGCAAAGCAGGCAATAAGTTTAGATGTTGAGCAATCGATTACGACTGCAACCGCGGGAATGGCAACTCAAACATGGACGCAAGGGCAAATTAAGACGACTGCTGACAACATCAATTTAAATGTGTCGAAAGTCCAGACTGATTTGGATGGGACCAAAACACAATTTTCAGCGTTAGAAGTGAAAGTCAATGGGATTCAAACGACCGTTTCCGGCAAGGCTGACCAGTCGCAAGTCACTCAAATGGCTGGACAGATAACAAGTCTAGTTGACTCAACTAATAATCCTAATCTAATCCCTAATTCAGGATTGCCAAAGGACACTTTATTCTGGCGGGTTAATGACACGGATAGATTTAAAGTCGCAACACACGCGTTCTACACAAAGGGGTCGCTGTTTGCACTGCTTGCGCCACAAGGGACAGCTGAACGAACAGCAGGGACGGCAACTGTATCTGTCACGCGTGGTGCAACTTATACAGCGTCGCTCGGTGTTTTTGGTGGCTCCAACGTAGTTGGTTGTGACGTGCTTTGGATTGGTCGAAAGCACGGTGAAAATACTGATACCGAAGTGTTAGTATTGGCCGGAAATTTCAAACCAAATCCAAGTAAGATTGAGTTAAAATCATGGGCGTTCAATGTTGGCGATTGCGACGAGGGATACATTCGAGTTGATAATAATGGTTCAACTAGTGGCGAGTCCACCTTGTATTTCGGTGAAGTTAAGCTTGAAAAAGGCGGTCGTTATACACCTTGGGAACAAACAGCTGAGCTAAGTGAGATTGTTCAAACGCGTGAGATGATTAACCTCCGTGTGCAAAAGGGCGACGTAATCAACCAGATTAACATTAGCCCCGAAAGCATCTTGATTGCTGGTCAAAAAGTCCACATCACGGGGCAAACGTCAATTGATAACGCGGTAATCAAAGATGCGATGATTGCAGACATTAAAGCCGATAAGATTACCGCTGGGACGCTTAATGCCGCTAATGTGAATGTGATTAACCTGAATGCTAATAACATCACAACTGGTACTATTAGGGGTGCCAACTTAGGCATGAATTTGAATACAGGCGAGGTTGTATTTCAAAAAGGCTATATAACATCAGCAGACGGTAAAATCCGTTTTGACTTAGATAAAAGCTATTTCAGAAGCCTTGATTACAACGATGATGGATTTGAATTGTCTGGCGGCGCACTTTATGTATTTAACAAAGGGTGGAACGGCGTTTTTGGAGGAACGGAAAAATATTTGGCGGGTACAATATCTGGTGGACAAACCTTAATTTGGTCAGGATTAGATGTCCAAGGTACTGATGGATTACAGATGGCCGTCTACAATCCGGTTACTTATAAAATGGGCGCTCGGATTTCGTTGGGTAAATCCGGCGGTAGCGGACAAGATACTGAAGCCATAGATGTTGATGGCGGTAAAATCAGTATTACCAATAGAGGGAATTTTACAATAAATAATTATGACGGAGAATTAGGGATTACAAGTCCTCAAATATCGCTCATATCCGGAAAACAACTGACTATTACGGGTGGTCTTGATGTCATGGGTAAGAAAAATGCTATTCATCCAACTAACGACGGTATTCGGGAAACTCCCGCTTATGAAACAGCCGAGTCCTATTTGGGCGATATTGGTGAGGGTGTCACAGATGAATCTGGCAGGGCGTTAATCCATATTGATGACCTGTTTAATCAGATTATAAACACCGATTATGATTATCAAGTATTCGTCAGTTCTTACTCAAATGCTACAATCTGGGTGGAAGAGAGGAACGCAACAAGTTTTGAAGTCCACTCAAATATTCCTAACGTAAAATTTGCTTGGGAGATAAAAGCCAAACGGCGGGGGTACGAAACAGACCGCTTAGTTAAATCAGAAATGAAGTACGAACAATTGAATAAATACTACGAAAAGAAGGCATTAGCATGACAAAAACACTAACATTTAAAAATGAAGAACTAGTAGCAATCGGCAACTTTTTAGGCACTCTAAGTCTTAAAAATAAAGCAAGCCGCGGTCGCACTAAATTAATCAAGTTGATTTCAACTAAAAATGATGAATATAACGAAGAACGCAAGGAAGCACTTGAACCGTTCATCAAGAAAGATGAAGCTGGCAACAACGTAGAAGGCGACACTCCGGGGTCAGTCGTTCTGATTGAGGAAAAACGAGATGAAGCAAATGCTGCTATTAAGGAAATTGATGAAGAGTCTGCGGTCATTGATTTTACAGAATACAGCGAAAAGATGAAGGCTCTCTATGATGCTATTGCTGACTATCCGACCGAATTTAGTGACACCGACGCCGCTATTTATGATTTATTAATGGACCAACTAGAAACAGCATTTGAAAATGAAAAGGATGGCGAAAAATAATGAATATTAAAAAGACGGCTTTAACTTATAATTTTGACGGTGATGGCAACACGTCATCAATCACCGTAAGCTTATCTGGTAACGAAGGCGTAGACTACTTAAACGCCAATATGTCGGTAACCGTATCCGATTTAACCGACGGGCAAACGTTCGACAATTTAACTATGAAGGCCATCACAACGATTGCGCGGGCTAAGTTAGCTAAGGCAACGGCGGTTAAAGAATAGAAGGAGGAATAGCATGTGGATTTAGAAAAAGAAGTAAAAGACCACAGTAGCCGACTTAACGACGTTGAACGGGATATCTCCGAATTAAAAAAAGACCTTAGTGAAGGGTTAACACGCGTGGATCAATCAAACAAGTATTTACGTGAACAAAACAGAGACATCCTAAAGGAAGTTATCAAACGTAACGGATTGGCTGACAAACATGATTTTGAAATTAAAAAGATGGCTAAAACAAATCAATTCAAGATGTTTGGCATGATATTTGGTGCTAGCGGGTTAGCAGCTTTAGTGCTAGATATCATTATGAAATTAATTAAATAGGAGGTAAAAAGATGGTTGAGATTATTCAAGCAGCAACGGCAAGCGCTATTGCAATGGTGGCCGTATTAGTCGGCTTAGTAACATGGGGGATTAAACAAACAAAGATTGATAATCGCTGGTTGCCTTTAATCGATATGGTAGTTGGCTTTTTAATTGGGATTGCCGCATTCTACGCGATGCCTGGTCAATTTGAAACATTGTTAATCGCTGGACTTGGCGGTGCGATTGCTGGATTAGTAAGCGCTGGTGGCTACGATGCAATTAAATCTATTCTAGGGGGTACAAAATAATGGCAAGACGTTTTAGCGGTTTAATTACAAGCGAAAACCCAAATCCAATGTATGGAGGCGGTCGCAATGGTGTGGGTATTGACCGGATTGTTATCCACCACAACGCAACAACCAACAAGAATATAGCTATGAACACATGGTATACTGGTTCAGGCAATTGGACTTCGGCGCATTATGAAGTTACTCCAACCGAGATTATTGGCTGTGTTGAAGAAAGCTACGCAGCTTATCACTGTGGCGGTACAGGCGGTTATGATGTACCTAAGATGAGTAATCCTAATGAACGTTCAATTGGTATCGAAAACGTCAATTCTACTGGAGCGCCTAGTTGGTCAGTTGACCCTAGAACAGTGGCTAATACTGCTAAATTAGTACGTGACATTTGCAATTACTATGGTATTCCTTGCGACCGTCGACACGTATTAGCCCACAACGAAGTGACAGCTACAGCGTGTCCCGGCGGGTTAGACGTTGATGAAGTGGTACGCTTAGCTAATGGTGGTTCGACATCAACCCCAACACACCCTGTAGCACCAACTCCAAAACCTGCGAGTCCAACTTCGCGAGTAAACGTAGTATATGCTCTGCGTAACTTGAATGGTAGATGGAACTCCGATGTTACCAACTTTGGTGGTGGAGGTGACGGTTTTGCTGGTACACCTGGCGGGCAGCATGACTTATTAACTGTCCGTGTCAGTCATGGGAGTGTTAAATACCGAGTCCATACAATGGGGATTGGTTGGAACGATTGGGTTACAAAATCAGATAAAAACGACACTGTAAATGGTTGTGCTGGTATTTCAGGCAGAGCTATTGACGGCGTTCA